ACTACATAAATCACCAGCCAAGTTTGTAAACGCCATTGTATAAGTTTCGAATGGTGGTACTGCAGTAGGAGTAGGCGTTGGAGAAGGACCAGGTGTAGGTGTAGGAGTAGGTGGTGTACATACTGATGTTATAATAGAATCTACTGCAGAATCATATGAATTCTGATTTACTACATACAATTCATTTTCATTATCATTGTAAACCCAATTCTCACTTGAACCTAATAAAGTTCTACCACATTCTTCTGTATAAATTACAGAACCAGATACGATTGGATATGATGCCCAAAACTGTTCATCGTAAACTCCACAAATTGGAGAAGGTTGAGTTGGTGCAGTAGAATCAAATCCATTAAACTGTGTCCATGTTCCACAAGAATCACCAGTCGATTCAACTTCATTATTAGAATCAATTACGAAAAGAGTTTGTCCATCTGCTCCATTAGAACCACTTACTGCAAACGCAGGTTGACCAATTGGATTATAAGGGTCAGATAAAGCAAAATTATCATATAATTTTACACCATCTGTTATTACACTTGCTGATGCATCTGCATATACTGTTTTAGTTAAAGAAGGACAAGAAGAACAAGCAACACCTAGATTGGTTGTTTCGTATATTGTGAATATAGAAGGGTTACATGCATCTTCTACAATACTTGTAATTCTACCATCAGTATTTGGATTAACAGTATTATATAATTGGTCTGTATCTGTATTAATTATTTTTTGATAGAATACAAATGGAGTAGTTAAACTAACATCTTCATAAACGAAATCATTATATTGAGCTGAGAATGGTGTACCCCATATCTGAGCGAAGTATAAACTTCCTGAACCTGCTGGTGATAAACAAGCATCAGTTGCATCACTAAATGCCCATTGTCCATCAAACTGACTTACAATAGGTGCAGGAGTAGCAGTTGGTGTAGGTGTTGGAGTAGGACAGATGAACGAAGATGTAATCGCTAAAATCTCACCTGAATTACTCATAGAATATAAATCGTTTGTATTTTCATTCCAAATAAAATCTCTTGCAATTGTTTCATCAGTTACACAAGAATCTTCATAAATAAACTTACCTACTGCTGGTGTTCCTTTAGTATAATAATCAATACCACTATTTTGTGAATTACAAACATTAAGTGGGTCAGAGGTTTGTGTATAAGAACCTGTAAATTCATAAACAGTATAACAAACATCAGCACCACTAGCAGATACACCACTTTGGTAAATGTAATTGTAAATCTGACCATTAGAACCACTTTCTACAAATTGAGCTCCTTCACCATTTATCCATTCATTTTGTAAAGTTATATTATCATATAATCTTAATCCATTAGACATTGTTACATCACCATCTGCGTACTTGATATCAGATACACATAAAGAACAAGCATCATATTCGTTAAAATCTCTAAAGATATCAAATGTAGTTACATCACATGGGTCTGGATTAATATCAACAACTAAACCTGAGAAGTTACTTGGAGGGAACTCATATCCTATACCAGTTGCATTATCAATGAAGAACTCCCAAAAAGTAAATTCATTTGTTAATGATGCATCTGAATATGCATATGAACCTGAGTTAATTGGACCACTTGTATAAATTGTTCTTTCTATTTCTGGGTCATTATTACAAGCATCAAAATAATTTGTACTAGATACTACACCAGTATAAGAGAATACAGGTGCTGCAGTAGGAGTAGGTGTAGGCGTTGGTACACTAGGTGTAGGAGTTGGACCTGGTGGTAATGTAGGTGTTGGAGTTGGTGTAGCAGGAGCTGGAGAAGGTGTGGGGGTTGGTGTTGGAGGAGCCGTACAAGTACTTGAACCAGTACTAACTAGGACTTCATTAATATTAGTATCATTATAATTTAACGTTCTTAATGAACCAGATATAATAGTAATTTCTCTTGTAACATCCTCTTCAATATAATCATCACAATTCCAAGCACAAGAACCAGTATCAATCCAACTATTATAATATCTAGTCTCTCCCGCAGCGTTACCATCACCTCTTACAGAATAAGTTTCTGTTTCAGTCCACTCAACCACATCATAAGATGCAGATATGATTCCATATTGGTTTAAAGAGTATAGTGGTTGAGGTATGTTAGGTTTAATTTCTGTAATTACAGGTGCAACTGGTGAAGCAAACTGAATTCCCTCATGAGGTGTATCTTCCGCCCCATATCCACGTGTCATTGTAGTTGATTTTTGTGCTTGTGTAATACAACAGGTCCAATCTACATCAACAGATGCGGTAAGTTGGTTTAAACGAACATAATATTGATTACATTCTGGAATTGGTGTAGGAGATGGAGAAGGTGTAGGTGTTGGGGGTGCACCTGCAAACGCTTGAAAAGTAAAATCACAATCAAGTGGTTCTACTCTTACACTAAAATTACAATCAGGATTATTCTGATAATATTGTGGGTATAAACGAATTAACTCAACAGTTGCTACATCATCTGAGGTAACGTTGAATCCCATTATTTTGTTTATTCTATACTGTTGGTCTTTAACAAATATAATATCGTTTAAATTGATATCCTTGTACTCTTGTGCATCAAACTTTATATCTAAGGTAATCTTTCTGTTATCTTCCCAATAAAGAGAATCTATATAAGTTTTCCAATATGCATTAAAGTTAGAAGTACTATTTTGTAAATTAAGACCAGGTCCAACAAAGTTAAAGTAGGTATTATTAAAATGTAAATCATCATCAAGAGGTCTAGCTGGTAAACCATTTACATTAGAAAGAGTTCCATAAGAACCACTAATAATCACTCTTTCACTTGCAGTACCAGATTCACCAATTACTATTTGTGAACCAGATGGTATAGAGTTATTTGCTTTATATCCTAATCTTGGTTTAAACTTATAAGATTTTAACTGATTGTTATCAAACTTATATAAGTGTGGGAAACCAAATGAAGAAGCTAAATCTAAATTGTATGTAGGTGTACCATCTGATTTAAGTGAACCAGAAATAAAAGGTCCTCCTAATACTGTTGGTCCAAATGAATTTTTAATTTCTCTTTTACCTTGTGATATGTTGTTATCTGCAAGTACTCTTAAAGTTCCATACTGATAATATGGAGCACTTTCTTTTGCTTCTACTGAGAATCTATCATTATCATCTGCATTACTAAACAACAATTCTGCTGGTTCTTCATCAATGGTATGTTTTACAGCAACTCTTTCTGCAGTATTCCACTTCTCAGTCCAATCTTTTTGTGCTCCTTCTCTAATCCAATCATCAAATTGTGCAAATACAATTGTTTTATCGTATGTAGGGTGAGGATATACAACTAAGTTAAATTGTTTTATCAAAGAAGTAACAATATCAATTGATTTTAAATCTGCTGGCCATTGAAGAGCCATATCAACAGTTGCACCTACAAAGTTAGTAGGTCCACTTGTAACTTGTAAATTAGAACTAATTCCAAGTAAGTTTAGATTAAGGTTTGGTGTTCCTGATACAGTATAATAATCTACATACACCCAAAGTTCTTCTGTGGTACTAGAATTCCAAGAACCACCTACATTCAATGTAAATGTATTGAAACCATCTTGGGGTGTAAAGGTTTGAGAAGCTTCTGCAATTACTGTTGAACTAAATGGAAAAGAACCTCTTACTAATTTTAAATCTACTTGTGCCTCACCTTGTGCTCCGAATGCCATTGGATTAAAGAATCCAATCTGTGCTGATGCTTCATAAGTTCCAACACCATCTGCTTCATAATAGACATATCCTTGAGAACCACTAACATTAAATTTGTTTAGTGGGTCATTTATAATAGTATTTGCAGCTAATATAGTTCCAATCGCTGCACTTGGTCCAAGTGATATTACTTGGTTGTAATTGTTGGTTGCATAACCAATCGGTTGTTCTGAACCAGTAACAACAATACCCATCTGTTCTTGACCTTTAGGTAAAATCATTAAGTTAGAAAAATTACCACTATTGATAAAATCACCTGATGCACTAAAACCTGCCTGTGCACAGATAACTTCTAAAGTTTCTCTTGCTCTAACTGCAGGTAAAAATTGTTGAGGTTTTATAGGAGTTAAGGGATTATCAAAGAAATTACCTACACCACCATTAGAAAATCCAAACTGTGGAAAGTTACCAGGGTTTTCAGGATCATCTGTACCATAATCTGCTAAAGGATAATAAACATTACCATCTAATAATCCATTAGACCATGAATCTATAATAGAACTTGTAGTTAGTGTATGTTGATACGCAGTCCAATCAGCATCCTTTATAAGTTTGTTTTGTATTTCATCTTTAAACTGAATTGTTTCATCAGCAATCTGACACTTATAATTTACATATCCATCTTCATCTTTGATTACTTCTAAAAGTTGAAACTGTCCTTTTAAGATAGTATCTCCACGAGATATTATTCTACCATCAATGGTATTAGCAAACGCAGGTACGTCCGATGCTCCTACGTTATAAGCGGATTTAAAGAATTGATTGTTACTCTTAGTACCAGGTATGTCAAATATTTGAGAACCTACACCAAAGAATTCACCTATATCGGTGTTCTCTACTGCAGATATATCTAATCTTAAAGGAATATCTTCTTGGATATCCAAATCATAGGTAGTTCCTTGATATTCAACTCTGATTACTAAACTCATTATCTATTTGGTCTTGGGTTAGCTAATTTATATTCTATATCGTATTGGAATGCTTTCTGCAATCTATTTGTTTTATGTGAATATGATGAATTAGTAATTTGAATCGGTACAAATGTATTTGATACCGTTACTCCCAATCCCATATCTAAGCTATTATATTGAAGATAGACTTGTGGTGATTCAATCAACTCAGATACCATCTGTGCTTCTTCATCTCGTATGTAAGGAGTAGTGATTGTAAATTTATCTTCTTGTGATTGATTGTATGTATCGTATCCTCTTTTACTAAATGAATTTGTACCAGTTAATGATGACCAAGGTATCTTTGGTAATTTAACTTCATCTCTTGTAATACTAGTAGTTTGTCTTAAAGGTGTATTCATACCATATGATTCCCACAGACCCCACTTGTTTATAAATAAGAAATTTCTTCTTTCATAATTAGAAGGACAACCTTCTAAGGTAAATGATTTATCTATTGTAGTACCGAGTACTCTTGCTCTTATCCATGCACTAGAATTTATTTGAGTTTGTGTAAAATATCCAGCATCGATTAAGTTTTGTGGTCCATATGGAATATAATTGATATATCTCTGTGCAAGGGTTCTTGGTAAATTAACTTCACCTAATAAAGAGTTTGTTGGAGAATATATCTGTATGTTAGTATTTTGAGAAGTAATGTTATTTGTTGCATCGAAGATTGGTAAGAGTGCGTAATCGTTTCTACCTACCTTATGATTTATTTGTGATGCACCTAACACAGAACTCTGTTGTGAACTTAAAACATATTGACCAGTAGTATCATCAAAGTAATCACCAAAGTTCCAACCACCACCTTGTCCTGTTGAACTAGGGGTTATTGCAAGGGTTCCTCCCCATGCAGAATAGATACCATCTAGTTGAGAACCAGTTACTGCAGGAACACCTGTCCCTCCAAGACCATTAAAAAGAGTTACAGAAGAAGAAGGTGATGTACCATACTCTTCACCTGCAGTTATTGCATATCTTTGATACTCAGTACCTATTGGAGAATAAACTTGTGATGAAGTAAATCCATTTGGGTTGTATTGTAAATAATCACCCGCTACATGAGCAGCATCAAATATTGCAACACCACTTGGGTTTGGAAATTGTTTTATTCTTGTTCTTAAAGTATTATCAGGATAAGTTCTTATATCTAGTACATACTGATATTGAAACTCATCTATGTTTGAACCACTAACAACAAATACCATAGGATTACCTGTTACACTTGTGTAAGTTGGGTCAAGAGTTATGTTTACTGTATTTGGCATCTAGTTTACTGTTGCTCCATTTTGTGAGAATATCATTTCAACATCTCTGTTTATTAAATCGGTATTGAACTCACCTATATTATCATCTATCCATCTTATACCTCTTGCATATGCTTGGTTGATGAAAGGTCTAGGTCTAAATCCATCTCTTGCGATAACGTATTTGACAGGGAAAGGAAGTGGACCTCCAATTACTTTTGATTTGAATTGACCTGGAGGATTAAATGATTCACTTGATTTTGTTACCTTTGTCTGTAAACCACTTACACCACTATCTTGGTAAAATCCATAATCTTGAATAAAAACTTTTAATTCTGGATTACCATTTACTAACTCAACCTTATATCTTGGAGAACGAGCAAGTTCACCACTCTTCATCAGCCCTTCTTTAATTATTTCATCTTGAAGTGCTTCGGTGATAATTCTACCTGCTTCCTCTAAGAATTCTACTTGTTCTTCCATTTCTCAACTTTTTTAAAGATTAGTTTACCTACTAATCCGCCTAAACCCCCTATTAAACCTAAGAAGAAAGCCATTGTAAATTCCATTAGTGGCATTGTCCATAGTGATGTTAAAGTGAATCCACTTATAAATGATACTTTTCCTTCTAAATCCATTATTCTGCTGGCCATGAGTTTCCTGGTATATTACAATAAGAGATTCCACTTGCGGTTGATTCTATATTGAATGTACCTACCCATCCTGCAGCTTTATCTCCAAAAGCTTCTATGGTTGGGACTATGTTAGTAAATTGCATATCGAAATCATATTGTGCAGGTCCATCTAAGATATATCCATACACATCATATAATCCTTGTTCTGTATTACTTAAAGATATTCTTCTATCTTGGTCAGATAACTTTGGTACATCTAAAGAATACATTTCGAAAGTTAAGGTTCTTACTCTACCATCTTGACCAGATAGGCCAGGTGATGATAAAGGTCTGATAAATAAAAGGGGGTATCCTCTATTAACAACAGAATCTAAATTATCTATTGAACCATGACCAAACCCCTTAAAGAATTGATTTTCTCCTACGGCCAGTTCAAATAAATTTATTATTTCTTGGTAATTAATCATATTATTTCCAACTTTGTTGTTGTTGTATCCTTCTCTGTTGTTTTATTTCTTCGTTATTTATCTCTTCTTCTACACTTAAATAGTTTAACATTGTTATAAAGTTAACATCACTTACTCTTTTATCACCCGTGAGTCTAAGGATTCCCCCTTCTTGAGCGAGGTGGTAGAGGGTATAGAACCATCCGTAGTGCTCAGCAATCGATTTAGTTTCTCCTTCTCCTCCTTGGTCATCTTCTGGTATATGTTCTGGAAAGAGGTTGTTAAATCGTTTGAGTATTTCACCCCTACGAACAAAAAAAAATTGTAAGCACCTAATGCTAGATTGATTGGAAGGGCTTTAAATTGTTCTTCTCGCCAGGTTCGTTTCTCTACATCATAATCTTCTAAACTATAATACTTGAAAAGGTTCTCTGTCTTTCCAACTGCGTATTTGTAATTGTGTTTGAACTTCCATTCGAAAGAATCAAACTCATGTTTTGTAATCGGTCTATAAAGGATTGCAAGTACTTCATGTAACTTTGTAATTCCATCTTTCAACCGAGTTTCTAAATCAATGTATTCACCTGCAGTCATTTTATGTAAAGGTTGGAAACCCCACGTTTGACCTTCCCACTCAAATATTGGTAGAAAGACAGGTTGCATCTCATTTATAGAATTGTTTAAATCTTTGTATATTTTAAATAAAGAAGTTGCGTTCCATTTCTGTACATCTTCTTCTGTGTGATTCGTAATTGCCGATACGATTCTAATAATCTTTTGTGTCTGAGTCAAATGGTCAAGTGTACCAAACTGCTGGTATTCTCCAACAGTAATAAATTCAGGCATTGTTATTGTTATTTCTTTACTCATAGTGTTCCTTTATAGTCTATTATATTTTTCCTTAATCTTTGGTATGGTTCTATCTTAAACTACTGATGTGTAGTTTCTTTTGTGTAGGGTTTTCTATTCTATTCCAATTACAGATTGCAAGTGACATAACTGTATCATCATGAAAACCACTCATTGCTTCATAACTTACTTTACCACTAGGTAGGTATTTGTACTGAAACATTTGTAATTCTTGGTAAAGAGGTTGGAATAAATTAGGTGATGGTAGTTCTATGTTAGAATCTGCAGTATCTGAAATCAATCTTCTTATAATATTTTCTTTAGATGTGTTAGTAGTAATAAAAGGTTTTACATCTTTGTATTGTTTACGAATCATCTCATAGACAGGGTCTCCTATACCATTTGCTTCTATTAGTAAACTTGTCTTGTATTGTTTACACAGATAGACCACCTTAGAAACGATTTGGGAGTATTCTAATCCACGTTCTCTCCACATATGAACTGTTCTACCATTTCTATCCATAATCGTTAAGACAGTGTAATCTTGTTTTGTCCCAATATCTAAACCACCATAGGTTCTTTCTCTTGTTCTAGTGTACTCATCTAATATACAGACACCATCTATGTTGGTAAATACTTCACCATCTCCTTCTTGCCATTGTGCAAGAAACTCTTGATTATAAATTGAAGGAGGAAGGGATTCTTTCTGTTCTTTTAAAAACTCTTCTGATACATAAGGTGAAACAGAAGAAGGTGCAGTGTAAGAGTTATAGTTCTTATCACCACCTCTTTGGAAGTAAGTATAGAACCAGTTCTTTGATTTAGGTGTACCTGCAATTAAACATTTCTTTCCTTTTGCAGTAAGTGTAGGTAGAATAGCTTTGTTAAACGCATCATCTGAGATATCTTGTGATTCATCTAAGAACGCATAATCAATTGATAGACCTCTGATAGTTTCTGGTTTCTCTGCACTTCTAAAATAGATACGAGAACCATTTATAAGGGTTATTATCTTTTCTGATTTATTTGCTTCTTTGGTAATTGGTGTAAATTCTATTGCATCTAAGATTTGTGATAGAACTTTTACAGCCATTGAGTAATAAGGAGATACCCACAGTAAGGTATTCCTAGGCTTATTAATACTATAATATAATAACATATTAATGAGAAGAAGAGTTTTCCCAATCTGTCTACCACATACCATAGTATAGAACATATCTTCTTTGTTAAGGATATCATCTATTATTTGTTTTTGAAAATCATATGGTTTAAATCCTTTATATTGCATTACTGATAAAGTATATAATCTGTTTTTTGTAAATCAAACTTATAATTGAAATCTTCTCTCATCTTCTCTAACAGGTCTTTTTCTTCACTTGGATACCAAGTACCTTCAAACTGTATATACGGTCTCTGATGGGTTTCTTTTAACCAATTAAACATACCTTCTATAACTTCTCTATCGTGTCCTTCTGCATCTATCTTAATAAAATCTATTTTATCGATATTATGTTTAAACATCCAATTAGAAAACAAATCACAATTGATTTGGATTTTATCATGAGGATGTATCTCCATACCTTCTTTATAAATTTTATTATAACCAAAGTTTCTATGTGAAACTAAAAGAGTTTTATCTTCGGTATCATTAGATAGTGCAAGGTTGTTTATAATAAACTTATCATTATCACCAAACTTCTTTACACATTCATTATAGTAAAGAGGAACTGGTTCGAACATGATTACTTTGGAAAGTTCTTTATCTTCTTCTTTTAGTTCTTTTAGAATAAGTTTACTTAGTAGACCTGTATTAGAACCTATATCAACAAAGACATCACCATCTTTTAAATAAGAGGTTATTCTTTTTACAGTTCCTACTAACTCTTTACCAAACCATTCTTCCCATCGGATTAAATCCATATTAATATTGTTCTGTGATTACTTTATTTAATTCTTCTATTCTATCGTATTGATGCACTAAGACATAAGGTTCTTCACCATTCATTACCATTCCATCTTTAATCTTTATTTCTTTCTTTTCAAATCGTTTTAGATTCTTTAAGGAATCAACTTGTAATGCAAACTCAGAAGTTAATTTAACTTTATCGGATAGTAAAGTATTGTTTACTATAAGATTTAATGCACTCTGGTCTGTGAAATGAGTTGTATCACCTCCTTGAGATACTAACCAAAGTAATCCTAATAAATCTTTCATAGATTGGTACTTACCCCCCATGACACCAACATTAGCAACTGTATTTGATTTAATTGATTCCCAAAACAAAGGACCATATCCTTCGTGGATATTTTTCTTTGCCCAAGGTTCATCATCATTTCTAATGTTTTCGGATGCAACTATTATTTGGGATTGTAGGTTTTGTTCTAACCAATCCGATGGATTAGTTTGCCAGACGATATCACGAACATCTGTGGTAATGATATGATTCCATTGACGTGAATCATTTGATAAGAAATACCACATATCAACTAATCTTCTCATATGAGGATGACCGATGAGTTGCATACCATAACATTCCCAACCATTAGATTTTAAATAATCAATTGTCTCTGTTGGTATGTTATAACATATCATTACTTTATCTCCAGTGAAACCACAGAGGTTTAATGATTCTATGTATATCTTTATTTTCTCAGGTAAGTAATTTGCTATTGCTGATATAACTAAGTCTTTCATTAATTAAAATCAAATGTTATACTGCCAGTAGTCTCTTGTTGTATCTGTGTCTTTTCTATATACCCTCTATGTTTACCCTTGGTTTTCAAATAAAAGATTTGGCCTGTTATATTACCTTGTTCTATTTGTTTGAACAGTGCTCCTTCTACGAAATCCAACGTACTATCTTGTATCTCTTCTACTTCTTTCTTAAAAGTATCATCATCATTTATCCATTTGTAGAATTGTGTTCTTGATACTTTTGCTTTCTTAACCGCAGAGGTTACTACACCATGAGTTTCTTCTAAACACTTTAAAACTCTCTTCTGTGCAGCAGTTCTTCTTTTAGCTTGTTCGTTCTGTTTCTTCATTCTTTACTTCCACTTAGTGGTAAGGGATAATATATATACCCTTTATTTTTTTGTTTTTCTTGCACGTTTCTTTGGTTTAACTGGCACACTCTTTGCCTTCTTCTTAAATTTATCCATACCTTCAGATAAATCAGTAGTTGATTTTTCTTCTAATGGTTTCTTTGCTTCTTCTTTTATCAGAGCTAGATGAGGAAGTAGTTTATGAAACCTTTCGGTTAATCTTGTTTTATCTGTGAAGATATATCCTGATATAAAGTTATCTACCTTCTTAGCAGTATCACCATCTAGACAAGTACAACTACCACTATTTCTACCATCCGATTTAAACATAGTATATATGTGGTACATATCAGTTCTACAAGTACCTCTTGTAGAGTGTCCTTGACAGTGTTCTATAAAGTGAAGTATCTTTACTTCATCTATGTATTCTAATCCTTTTTTCATTTTTTACAAGTTAAGTTATCTAACCAATCTCTTCTTTCATCACATCCGCATGATTCATAACCGAACCATTTAACTGCTACGATATACGCGTAGTACTTACCATTACCGAATGTTATCCAATCTATAAACTCTTCTAACCAAGTTCCTAATTTTATTTTACATCCTAATTTAGACATATCTTCCTAATTTATCTCTTTTTTGAGTAACTAATCTATCTTTTCTTCTATCACCTCTTGTCCACTTATCATCTATATCAACATGGAATTGGAAGGTTTCATATCTTCCTGTCTTAAAGTTCTTCTTATGATATAAGTTTTTAATTACTCTAAAAACTACATTTTGATTAATACCAAACTTTTCAGCAACTTTCTTATATGTACCTAACTTCTGATAATGTTTAATAAACTCATCTCTGTAATCTCTCCAATAGATATCTTTACCTTTATATCCTTTTACCTTATTATCTCTTGGTGTAAGTAATTGTAAGTTATCTAAATTATTATTAGAAGTATCACCATCTATATGGTCTACATCTATTCCTTCTGGTATCTTATCAACAAACGTTTCATAAACTAATCTATGAACGTATTGCAACTTTCCTTTTTTATATTCTTTTGAAAACAATCTTACTTGATAATATCCTTTTTTACTTTGTGATGCTTTCTGTGGTCTTAGTTTTCTTGGTTTTTGGTAAACGTTAGATGTAACTATACCTTCTTTGGTAATAGTATATCTACCATTATAATTTTCTATTTCTGCCATATTACTCTGTTTTATAATCATCTCTGTTAAATTTTACTCTTATATTCTTTTTTACATTATCAATAGAAGCAGAGATGTGTGTTCTATTGATATTGTAATATCTACTCATTTCTCGCTGAGATATACCATCGATTAAATGTTTAGATGATATTGTTTTCTCAAAGAGTGGTAAGTTACCAATGTAAAGTTTTATTTCTTTTGTTAATTGAGTCTTATCTTCTTTTAATTCTTTCTCCTCTTCTTTAATATCAAGATTTTTATAATCTTCAATAGTACGTGTTTTAAACATAGTTTTTCTATATTTGGTATAGAATGGTGAGGTAGATGAATTAAATTGAATGTGACACATCCTAATAAGGTAATGTTGTACTTTATCATCTCTAATAACTTTAGAAATGTAATCAGGACCTTTTTCTAAAAATGCTAAGATACAATCTTGTAATAAATCTTCAGTAAGTTCGTGATTTCTTGTTACACCTTTTACTTTACCAAGAATTTCTTGATAATGTTTATTTATGTATTTGTTTATCATTTTGTTTACACCCTTTAAGTATAAGTATAACAATATTTAATAAAACGATAAAAACCCATCATATTTCTATAACGGGTCTTTAGTGAGTAAAAATTTGTTGGCACAAATTGATTATCTATACATATGGTCTTATCCTAAGAAAACTTCTGCTGGTAGTGATGAACCTGTATCAAGGATATCAGAGTATCCAAACTCAGTTTCGAATGAACCAGAACCAATATCGTAACTTGGGTTTACAGTTGCGAAATCTGTTTGAATAGATACAATACCATTTACAAAGGTTGAAGTACCTCCTATTGGTGTATAGTTTTTGAAATCACCTCGTAGGTAAAGATAATTATCATAGTAGACACCACTATAAATTTCATTACCATCAGTAACACCCATACCAGTTGCAATAGTACCATCGTACTTTATTACTACTGCTCTCTGTGCATTAGTTCCATTGTATGTAGTAAATTGACCAACCACACACATATAATCATCATCAACTTTAAAAATGTTTGTAACATTAGAATTAAAGCCAGTACCACCTGAGTTAAATGTAGTATCAAGAGAACCAGTCTCATCAAACGCTACGATATGATTATAAGTTGTTCCATTGAATTTTTTAAATTCACCTGCAACAATCCATCTTTTCTTTCCATCTGTTGGGTTATCAAAGTAATAAGTTGCTTTAGTTGAACCATTTGCAATTTCAGTATCAAATTGATTAGTCCAAGAACCACTAAAAGTAAAGTTAGTATCTTGTGTTCC